ACATCAGCTCCAAGCATTAAAAGAGCAAGGGCAAAGCTCCAGGAAGAAGAACCTAAATACAGAGGGGAAAAGTATAATCTAAGGAAGGGCATATTGCAAGACAAATGGAGAAAAGACTTAGGATATGAAAAAAACAATTAGCAAACTAAAGAAAGATTTAGACAAGTGGTTCAGTCTTTACATAAGACTAAGAGATGCTAATGAGTACGGAATGATTCAATGCTTTACTTGTGGGGTAGTCAGGGGTTACAAGGACGGAATGCAGAACGGACACTTTCAAAGTCGTAAGCATATGGCTACAAGATTTGATGAAGAAAATTGCCAGGTTCAGTGTATAAAGTGCAATATTTTCGATTCAGGACAGCAGTACATTTTCTCACTTAGACTAGATGAAAAGTATGGAGAAGGAACAGCAGAAGAACTAGAGTTCCTAGCTAGGACTATTCATAAAGTATCAAGAGTAGAATATGAGGAACAAATAAGTTATTACAAAAACCTTGTTGAAAACTTAAAAGAAGAAAAAGGAATACAGTAACATTTTTATTATCTTTGGCGTATGACAGAACCCATCTACGCAAATAATGAACACCGAGTAATAATAGAAACTTATATTACAATGTGTAAAGATTTCGCAAAAGAAGTAAGTACCAAAAATAGATACGAAAATTACTTAGAGGTTGTACAAATTATAATAGAATATCATAATGGATATGGACAAGGCGACAGAGAAAATTTATTTTGGGAATGGTTAACTATTATACCTATAAACTTAGCAGTAGCTACAAACGGATTTTTTGCAGGAGTAGAAACAAGAAGTAATGCAGCAGTAGTGAGAGCATACAGAGTTGTCCTAGAAGAACTAACACAGGAAACAGTAAATAAGATTGATAAGATAGAACCAATTAAAGAATGAAGATACTAAATTTATATGCAGGAATAGGAGGTAATAGACATTTGTGGGGAGAAGAACACGACATCACAGCTGTAGAAATTAATTCTGAAATAGCAGGAATTTACAAGAGTAAGTTTCCAAATGATAAAGTTATTATAACAGATGCTCACTATTATCTTCTTGAACACTATAAAGAGTTTGATTTTATATGGTCTAGTCCACCTTGCCCAACTCATAGCAAGTTATGTTATAGTCAAAACACAAAGCAATACACAGATGTTGCATTATATCAACAAATTATTTTACTAAAGTCTTGGTTTAAGGGAAAGTATGTAATTGAAAATGTAATACCATATTATGATTATTTAGTTGAGCCTAGTTTTATTATAGGAAGACACCCTTTTTGGAGTAATTTTAATGTAGCAAATTTAGAAGTTAAGAATATTGATATATCAAGAAGCACCAAAGAGGAGTTGTCAGAATACTTAGGAATTCCAATACCAAGATATAAAGCAGCATTAACATTAAGAAATAGTGTAGAACCAAAAACAGGGTTACATATTTTAAACTCAGCATTAGGAATTATTAATGAAAGTAAAGTTGAACAAGATAAACTATTTTAATGACTGAGATTTATTTAGAAATATCAAAGCTATCAGATAAGTTTAGGACTATGGCTTTTGGATTAACCTCTGATGAAAATGAGGTCAATGAGGCTGTGCAGGAACTGATGCTTTATTTCCTACAAGCAAATCCTGATGTTATTAAGAAAATTTATGATAAAGATGGAATACAAGGAATTACAAGATATGGAGCAGTTGCATTAAGACGAGCTTTAACAAGTCCTAGAAGTAATTACTATTATAAGTATAAGAAGTACTACACACACATTGACAGTTTAACAAGTGCAGTTACTTATGATGAAATGGAATCAGGGGAAACAATACCATCTAAACACCTATATAACTTGCCTAACGAAATAACAAGCAGTTACCAATGGACTAGCCTAGAAAAAATAGATAGTGCTTTAGATGGCTTTACTTGGTATGATAAGAAAGTATTTGAGCTTTATTACTACGAAGGCAATACATTAGACAGCCTAGCATCTAAGACAGGAATAAGCAGAAACAGTTTATTCACTACAATAGATAAAGTAAGAGTACAATTAAAACATAAGCTAAGAGAATAAATTATGAAAGTATTAGTGGCGTGTGAAGAAAGTCAAGCAGTAGCTAAAGAGTTTAGAAAGATTGGAATTGAAGCGTATTCTTGTGATATTCAAGAATGTAGTGGAGGTTATCCTGAATGGCACATTAAAGGAGATGCAATAGCAGAAGCATATAGTGGTAAATATGATATGATGATTGCTCACCCTCCTTGTACATTTATGAGTAAAGCAGGTGCTAGATGGATGTTTCCAACAGCAGGAAATTTAAGTAAGGATAGATTTGAAAAATCACAAGAAGCAAAGGATTTCTTTATGAAAATGTTAAATGCACCAATAAAATATATTGCAGTAGAAAACCCTACTCCATTAAAAGTAGTAGGATTACCAATGCACACGCAGGCAGTTCAGCCTTATGAATATGGACACCCTTACAGTAAGAGAACTTTATTATGGTTAAAAAACTTACAACCGTTAGAGCCAACTGAAACAATAGATAGTTACACTCCTTACCTTCCTAGTAATACAGGAGGTAAAAAAAGAGGGCAGAGTTATAGTAGAGGTACTAGTAAAAATGCAAAAGAAAGTAGCAAAACATTTAAAGGAGTTGCTGAAGCAATGGCTAAGCAATGGGGTGCAGTATTAAAACATAAGCTAAGTGAATAAGTTCTTTGTACCTAAAGATATATATGAAGATAGGATAAACATTTGTAAGTCTTGCGTATATTACTTCAAGCCTTCAGGACAATGTAAGAGGTGCTTATGTTTTATGAAGGTTAAAGCTAGAATATCAAGTCAAGAATGTCCTCAGAAGTATTGGAATAAAACAACAGAGGTAGAAGTAAGAACAGATATACCTGAAGAAATAATAGCAGAGATTATATTACTTTGGGAAGACTTAAAAACAGGTAGAGCTAAAGACCAAAGAGCAAAGAAGAAAATGATTGAGATTTACAATACTCTGTATAACACTTCATACTCAACAGGAACTAATTGCGGTAGCTGTATAGCAGCTTGTTTTGATGGAATAAAAAAGATATATAAAGAATACTCAGGAAATAATTAATCAATAAAGGGTAAGACCTAAAAAGCTTTAATTTTTCAGACCTGGGTAGTAAAGGGGGGGTGTGGTTGCCTCCCCAATACAAACTAAAATAGTAATAATGAATATAATAGTAATATGGCCGAACTAGAAAGAACATACAAAACAATTAAATGGATATTGAAAGACAATATCAAAAAGAATGTCAGAGCTTTGTGGACTTGGAAAGATGACAACTTTACTTGCATCTATGAAAACTATGATGGAGAAGATAGAATTTATACTAGCAGCCAACTTTTAAAACTTTTATCAAAATGATTATATTTACATTACTAGGCATCTTAACAGCAATATTTTTCTTTATAGTTATTCTTATGACCATAATAGAAACAAGAACTAAGAACAGAAGAAATAATAAGTTATTTTGGAATATGGAAAACTTAGATAAAAATAGAACTTACGAAGAAATAAAAAAACAAAATGAAAAACAATAGAATACCTAGTTACTACATAGGAAGACGATACAAGATAGAAGCTCGTAAAGTCATTGAAGACTTTGATTTATCTTACAATCTAGGAACGGCAGTTACTTATCTACTAAGAGCAAATAGGAAACACGACTCTCCTATTGAGTGCATACAGAAAGCAATTAACCACTTAGAGTTTGAACTTGATAAGCTAAAGAGATGAAGATATTAAATTTATATGCTTGTCTAGGTGGTAACAGATACAAGTGGAATGAAGTAAAAGAAGATATAGAGGTAACTGCTATTGAATTAGACCCTGAGTTAGCTAGATTGTATCAAGAGAGATTCCCAAATGATACTGTAATAGTAACAGATGCACACCAGTACCTATTAGAACATTACCAGGAGTTTGACTTCATTTGGTCATCTCCACCTTGTCCAAGTCATTCAAGGTCTAGATATTGGGGGTTTGGTATTAATGGTAAAAAACCTATTTACCCTGATATGAAACTTTATGAGGAAATTATATTTTTACAACATCATTGTAAATCAAAATATGTAATTGAAAATGTTATTCCTTATTATGAGCCAATGTTTAATCCTAAAAAAAGAGGAAGGCATTTGTATTGGACTAATTTTAATTTACCAAATGAATTAAGTAAAAGAAAAGATAATGGATTAGTACAAGAATCTAAAATAGGTTCACTTGGTAAATATCACGATTACGATTTTACAAAATATAAAGGAAACCAAAGAAGATTAAAAATAGCAAGAAACCTAGTAGACTATGAGGCAGGAAAAACAATATTTGAAACTATGTTAGGTATTGTAAGAAGGGAAGTTATTAATCAAGAGGAATTATTTTAATATGACACTATACACTTGCGAATGTGGAAAAGAAAGTAAAGAAATATCTAAGGCTACAATAGTATTAAGAGATAAGAAATGGGTTTGTAAAGAAGCTGAGTGTAGTTGTGGTAAATATATGGATAGCGTACCAACAGAAGGTATACCTACACTTCAAAGAACAGAGCCAAGTCTAAGCAAGAGGAGAGATAACTTATGGGCAGGAGCAAAGGAAAAGCTAGTAGGCGAAAGAGGAATCAATGAATCCTTTGACTAATGAAGTTCGTGATAAAGTGTGATAAAGATAAGCAAACCCTAATAAACTATTTAAAGGAATTAGGCAATGACTATTTAGTAGATGTTAAGAAACAAAGAAACACAAGAAGCAATATGCAGAATAACTATTACTGGAGTTGTATCGTACAAGTCTTGTCTAACGAACTAGGCTACTTCCCTGACGAAATTCACGATTTGCTAAAGGTCAAGTTCTCAAGTGAATGGAATAGCATAGAGATAAACGATAGAAATGTAGGAATCCAAGTAGTCAAGTCTACTGCTAGAATGGATAGCAAAGCCTTTGAGATATATGCAGACCAAATAAGAATGTGGGCAATAACTGAATTAGGCATAAGACTAATGCTACCAAATGAATACGAATAATTTCTATTATATAATATGGAAACAGAACAAAAGAGGACATAGGAGGGCAAAAAGAAGCTACTAGCAGCACTAGAGATGTCATTAGGTATAGTAACAGAGGCTTGTGAAAAAGCAGAGACAACAAGAAGCAGACATTACGCTTGGTATAATAGTGATGATGAATACAAGAAAGCAGTTGATGACATTGATAGTAAGTTTATAGACTTTGCTGAAACAAGTTTAAAGAAACAAATAAAAGAAGGGAACACAACAGCCACTACATTCTTTTTAAGAACAAGAGGTCGTAAGCGTGGCTACAATGAGAAGCAAGAAATAGACCTAACTTCAGGTGATGAAAGAATTAAAATAAATATAAATCTTGGAGATTAGTCCTGAATTTACACCTAAGCAAAAAGAGTGTTTAAAGTATCTATTTGATGATAGCACTAAAGAAGTATTATTTGGAGGTGCAGCAGGAGGAGGTAAGTCTTGGGTAGGTGTAAGTTATTTAATCTTAATGTGTATTCAATATCCTAAGACTAGATACTTGATGGGTAGGTCTAAATTAGACGCATTAAAAAAGACTACACTAAATACATTCTTTGAAGTATGCACTGCTTGGAAGTTAAAAGCCATAAAGGACTACACTTTTAATGGATCAAGTAATGTGATAACTTTTTACAATGGTTCTGAGATAATCTTAAAGGACTTATTCTTATACCCATCAGACAGAAACTTTGATAGCTTAGGTTCATTAGAAATAACAGGAGCTTTTATTGATGAAGCAAACCAAATAACAGAGAAGGCAAAAAATGTAGTAGCTTCAAGACTTAGATACAAACTTGATGAGAATGGATTAATACCTAAGTTATTAATGACTTGTAATCCTGCTAAGAATTGGGTGTACTCAGAGTATTACAGACCTGCTCAAGACAATACAATAAAAAACTACAGAAAGTTCATTCAGTCTTTAGTTATAGATAACACTTATATATCTAAGCATTATGAAACTCAACTATCTCAATTAGATGAATTAAGTAAGCAAAGACTTCTATTTGGTAATTGGGAATATGACGCAACAGCTGATAGTCTTATTGACTACAATTCTATTATGAGTATGTTTAGTCAAAAAGGAATAGAAGGTGATAAATACATAACTTGTGATGTAGCACGATTTGGAAGCGATAAGACAGTGATAATGCTTTGGCAAGGGTTACACATTAGATATATAAGAACTATCCTTAAATCGGCTGTAAATGAGGTTGTGGACGAGATTAAGAAACTACAACAAGAGAACGGAGTTAATCTTAGAAATATTATAGTAGATGAAGATGGTGTGGGTGGTGGTGTTAAAGATTACTTAAGATGTCAAGGATTTACAAATAATGCTAGACCTATAAAAGGAGAGAACTATCAGAACTTAAAGACTCAATGCTATTACAAATTAGCAGACCAAATAAACAAAGGGCAGATAGGAGTAAGTTGTTCAGATGTAAATGTTAAGAATTACATAACTGAGGAGCTAGAACAAGTCAGAACTAAGGACGCAGATAAAGATAACAAACTACAGATAATTCCTAAAGATACAGTTAAATCTATTCTAGGTCGTTCTCCTGATTATGCTGATGCTTTAGCTATGAGAATGTTTTACGAGATAGATAGTAACTTTGGTAGGTACTATGTGCAGTAAAAAAAATCGTTAAACTAAAAACAACAAATTTCTATTATATAGTGTATGAAAGTCAAAATTAAAAAAGAAGGCAAAGTAAAAGAGTTTAAACTAATTAACAGTTGGTCAGATGTTACTCTGTCTACCTGGCTTAAACTTATTGACTTTGAAACAGGTACAAAGACTGAAGAAGCAACAGAAACAATAGCAGCACTATCAGACATTCCTAAGCAGTTAATAAAGGAACTATCCTTATCAGATGTTGCAGTTATAATGAGTAAGGTAGGTGAACTTCAACAAAAGCAAGATACAAAGCTTAAAAGGATTATAGAGATTAACGGTGTTGAATACGGATTCCACCCTGACTTAGATTCTATTAGTTTAGGAGAATACGCAGACATTGAGCAGTTCATCAAGAACGGAATAGACTCAAGTCTTCCTGAATTAATGGCTGTCCTTTACAGACCTATTAAACTAAAGAAGAATGACATTTATATAATTGACTCGTATGATGGAGATATTCGGCTCAGAGCTGAAGAAATGAAACAGATGTCAGCTGAACAAGTGCAAAGTGCATTGGTTTTTTTTTACACTTTCGCCAACGAATCATTGGAGACTTTGCAATCATTTTTGACGGAACGGCTGAAGGAAACGAAGACGCAATAGCAACAGAATCCTTTGCTGATAAGTGGGGGTAC